CTCCGTCTTCTTTAGAAGAGACTTTAGAAAGTCAACCTAAATCATCGCCAGAACAGCAAAAACAAAACACAGGTGAGCCCGGTCGTCCTAAGCTCTCAAAGGATTCAGAAAAAAGAAAACAGAAGAGAGTACTTCCTAAAAGCTCCGACACAACAACCGCAACAATCTGGGCAATGAATGCTCAATCAGAAATACACGATATTGTGTCACCAGTAGCACTCGCCCACTTTAATAAGAAAAATGTTAGAAGTTTAAGCAAGAGCGAATTAGACCAGTTAGAACATTTGAAGCTTTGTATATTAACCGGAATGAAACCGTTCATGGAGATAGACGAGTCTACAGTCAAGTCTTTGCTGGACTCTCAAATAAATCCACCGAAAGCTTTCTCAGAGTTGTCTGAAAGTAAGATCAAAGATTTTAAATCAATGAACAACAGAAAGCCAAATGGCAATGAACTTAAATACATTTACTCGTCAGCCTTCGCAGAAATAAGCGTTTTAAAGTAATAAAATCCTATTTTTTTTATTTTTGTGTATTACTGTCTGGAGGACTATATGAACAATATATACAAACAAGAGATAGCAGACGGTTTAGAGTCTGCACTAAAAAACAACGTTGTTAATTGTGTTGAGGCTGCTCAATACAATGGCGGCTCAGAGCAGGTTTTTGAACTTGGTCAGTTACCAGTTAACCCCAACGTTGACCAACTATCCATTGCCGCCAAGATCGCAGCAGACGATCCTTCTAAACCGATAGATTTATTTTTCATAAGTTCTGTTTTGGTTTCTACTGGCTGGAACAAGAATGACGACGTTTTTGATCCTGTAGAACTTTGGAATGCTAGAAAAACTCCAGAAGACAAACCATTCAACTATATGCACGATGAAATGGACATCATAGGCCATATCACAGCAAACAGGGTTGTTAATTTTGATGGAAGCGCAATAGAAGAAACTTTAGAAACTCCTCCAAAAGACTTTAACATAATAACAGATGCGGTAATATATAAAGCTTGGAGTGATATTGAACAGAAAGAAAGAGTAAATACTCTCATACAAGAAATACAAGATGGAAAGTGGTACGTTTCTATGGAGTGCCTCTTTCCTAATTTTGACTATGCGTTGATTGACAGTGCCGGTCAAACAAAACTAATACAAAGAAGCGAGGCTTCTGCTTTCTTAACGAAGCATCTAAGAGCCTACGGAGGGAGCGGACTTTATGAAGACTATAAGGTAGGAAGGCTTTTGAGAAACATTTCATTTTCTGGTAAAGGTCTTGTATCAAAGCCCGCTAATCCTCGTAGTGTTATTTTAGAAGGAAATAAATCTTTTGATGAATCTAATTCACAAATTTTAACTGTATCTTCAATTAAGGAGAAAAATATGTCAGATAGTAACGACGCAAGAATTGCTGAATTACAGACTGCGCTTGAGCAAGCAGCGGCTGAAAACAAGCAACTTTTGGAAAAAATTGCTGCCGAGAAAGAGAATGATTTTGAATCAAAGCTTCAAGGTCTTGAGTCTGTCTTGGCAGAAAAGAATGAAGAAATCTCTAACCTAAAGAAGAACGAGGAAGCTCTCGCTTCTTCTGTCAAGGAGTCTACTGAGCAAGTAGAAGCCATGAAAAAAGAGATGGAAGAAAAAGACAAAGCAATGAAAGACATGAAAAAGAAAGCAATGCAAATGAAGAGAAAGGCTGAGTTGGAAGATGCTGGACTAGATTCAGAGTCTACTGCTTCGGCTTTGGATTCTTTTGAGGACGTTAGCGATGAGGCTTTTGAAGTTGTTGTCGCTCTCATGAAAAAGCAAAAGAAAGAAGCGGAAGCCGGTATGCCTCCAGAGCTAAAGGAAGCAATCGAGAAGAAAAAAGAAAAAGAGGACAAATCAAAAGCAGAACAAGATTCAGAATCTGATCTTGCCGAAGCTGGTTGCGAAGAAGCTTTAGATTCCGCAGAAATTGTCGAAGAGTCCGTAGCTAACTACGATGACCAAATCGACCCTGCCGAGTCTTTAAGAGCTACTGCTAGCGAGGTATTTGCGTCTGTTTTGAAGTCAACACCTAAAAATAACTAACTCAAGGAGATATATAATGGCTCTAAAAACTGATAGAAGCGTTCTTCAAACTGACATTTCGTTCTTCATGAACGAAGCTGCTACTAGAGGCGGAATTGCTTGCCTTAGTACTGGTGGTTCGGGAGCGGCTATGGATCAAGGCGAAGCTTTGGTTACTTACGCAGCTTTACCTTCTGGAAAAGTTCCAGTGGGATTGTTGATAAATGATATGGTCGATGTTGATCTTTTGCGTCAACATGTCAACCAACACAAAGATGAAGTTCAAAAGGGTACAAAAGTAACCTTGCTTCAAAAGGGTTACGTTGTAACCAATAATTTAGAAGGTGCTAGCCCTTCTGCTGGTGATCCAGCTTATGTGGCTCATAGCGGAAACCTTTCTACAACAGATCTTTCAAATGATGATTCAGATGACGAAGGTTCCACTAGACTTGTCGGAAGATTCTTGTCTGGCGTAGACCAAGATGGCTATGCTAAAGTTTTCATCGACCTCCCAAACACTAATGTATAATAATTAAGGAGTTATTTTATGTCAACTAGAGAAATGCCATCGCCAGAGTTCTTGGATCTTATTTCTAGATCTGGAAGTACAGACAGAACTGTTGCGGTTGAAGCCCAAAGAGAGGTTGCTAAAGCCCTCGAAACACCACTTAGAAAGGGTGTATTGTTTGGAGATGTTGTTACATCTATCTATGCTCCAGAAAAGATTGCTCCGGGCGCTAGTCCTGAGTATCCTTTGGACCTTTTGGCTCCGGGAACTGAGTCTGAGCATGTAGCCTACACAAATCCTGGAAACGGTAGAATTCCAGAGCGTCACGTTGAAGGCGACTACATCAAGATCAACACTTACGAAGTTGCTAGCTCGATTGACTTCTTGCTCAGATATGCTCGCGAAGCTAACTGGGGAGTTGTTGCAAGAGCAATGCAAGTTCTTGAGGCTGGTTTTGTTAAGAAGCTTAATGATGACGGTTGGCACACACTCTTGGCCGCTGCCGTAGACAGAAACATTCTTGTTTACGATGCGGACGCCGCTGCTGGTCAGTTCACCAAAAGAGTGATTAGCTTGATGAAAACTGTCATGCGTAGAAACGGTGGCGGAAACAGCGTAACTGCTCCAGGTAGACTTACTGATGTTTATTGCTCGCCAGAAGCAAAAGAAGACGTAAGAAACTGGGGTATTGACCAAGTTCCAGATTCCGTAAGAGCGGAAATCTACAATGCGGGCGACGACGGAGCTTCTATCGCTAACATTTTTGGCGTAAAGCTTCACGACTTGTTTGAGTTTGGTGATGGTCAAGAGTACCAAGATTACTTCATCAACGAGCTTGGTGGAACTATTCAAGGTAACGACGTTGAGCTTCTAATTGGTCTCGACCAAGGTGCTAGCGATTCGTTCATCATGCCTGTCAAGAGAGAAGTTGAAGTCTTTGAAGATCCTACTCTTCACCGTCAGCAGCGTCAAGGCTACTACGGCTGGGGCGAGTTTGGATTCGGTGTCCTTGACAACCGAAGACTTATTGCAGGATCGTTCTAATATTAATTATTAGGATATTAAAATTATTCCGTCCCCTCGAAATCGACGGGGCGGAATTTTTTTTGAATCTACAATGCGTTAGTTTTTTCTTTGGCTTTGATGGTATAAATAGGAACCTCTAATATAGAAATAAAATGATTGACTACCTTTTAGAAATAAAGCCTTTGCAAGACCAAGGCATAAGCAACGAAGCAATCGCACTTCATCTATCTGCAAAAACACAAATGTCCATGTCTACAGAACAGACTAGAACTATTTTGCAGGAAACAGGAACAGTTCTTACCGATCCTGTCATGGTAAATCAAAGATCGGGAACTTTGATTGACTTCTATCGAACGCTGCCTGCTGGAGATAATCAAACGCTTATTGCGTGGTTTATTTCAGAAGTATTTGGCAACGTTGCTACGGAAATCAGCACCGACGAGTACCCTCGTTCAATGCAGTTCCAAGCAGTTGAAGCATCTTTACCTGCGGAGTTGCAAACGGTTTCCGCCCAATTGGTAGAAATGTCTGGTGGTCGTCCTAATGCGGGAACTACGGAAGCTGACGTTGTGGCTATCCAAGCACAATGGGAAGCAGACGAAGCAGTTAGGCAAGCGGCAGAGGAAGCCGCAAGACAGGCAGAGGAACAGCGGCAGCAAAACCTTGCGACTGCAAACGCACACTACGAGCAAGCTCAGACTTTATGGAATCAAAGCATTGCTCCGCTAAATGATGAGCAAAACCCCGTGACAGACGGTGCAGTATGGCAAGCAGCATTGCAGTCAATGGCAGACCAATGGAGTAGCTGATGACTACGATCAACTCTACCATCAAATTTAATGCTACGACTGGATCGGATACGCAAGCAAGCGGGTGTGGTCCGGTAACTGCTGTTTATGGTTCTAGTGCTGAAACAGACGGAACAGGGACAGTAGACGTTTCGATGGATGGGGTTAGCTTGTCATCTATCTCGGTTGGCGACCTATTGTTTTGTGATGTTTCTAGCGGTAGAAAGTTTGCTGTTATCACAAATGTAGATACTATCAACGAAACGATTACATGCGGCGACTCGTTTGCAACTGAAAGCGGAGTAAGCTGGGCAGTTGGAGGAAAGAGAGCCACTTTTGAAAATGCTGCAAGTAGAAACCTATTCAACGAGTCATCTTATGTAACCGCCACGGATGTTACTTTCTTGGTAGCAGAGACAGAGACAGACCAAACTGTTAGCAGCACACTTTCACGCGGTGCTTCTGGTATAGCAAACAAAACCAACTTTGTGTTTTTAAGCCAGAACAAATCTGCCCTCATTTCTGACGGCAACTTTCCTACAATTACCGTAGGGCAGCAGATCAACACCAGTTTCGTTGGCTTGAAGTTCTTATGCACGTTTTCTGGAACTAGAAACCAACCCGCAGTGCAAGGAGGTCGAATGACTTTCTATGATTGCGATATTGGAGAGGACGGAGGATCAAACAACTTCTTGGAAGGGGTCAAGTCTAACACCTATGGTGGGTTTGCCACTTTAGTTCGCTGCAACGTGTACGGAACGGGTTTGTCTGGTAATGGACATGGACTCAGATCAACCTATTACGCATCTGGAAATATCAGTATTGAAGACTGCGTAGTTAAAGATTTCTACTATGGGGTTCGAGTAACAGAAACGAATATTTATGTCAGGAGTAGTATTCTCACAAACATGCACAGTGCCATTTACGGAAGAAGAAGGCAGGTAGTTGTCAGCAGGTCTATTCTTAACGAAATGCAAGGCGATGCGATCTATTTCGATAATGTATCGAACTACCTAACTGACGAAAATTTTGGATCAAGATTCTTTCACTACAACATTGCAGTGAATGTCGCAGGGTACATCATCAAAAATGATGTACATGCTACTCACGAAGTTCACGCTACAGCCTTGGGGAGCTTGGAATCAAGCAAGGCCAAGTGGTTTACGTTTAATTGCCCCAACAAAGTACAGGGCAATGCTCCTATGCTAGAGGTAGAGATGACCGCCAATCCATTTGTCGATTCAGCAAATGGCGATTTTAATATCAACGCAACAGGCGGTGCTGTGCTTCGTTCCACTAATTACACGTTGGGAGAGTAGACATGGCATTTACAGAAAGATATGTAACAACCGCTGCAACAGGGCTAGGTACTGGTAGCTCCGAAGCGGACGCTTGGACTCTAAGCCAAGCATGGAATAATTGTGCCGCAGGTGATCGAATCAATATAAAGGCAGGCGTCTATATCTTAACCTCTGCGTTATATGGGTCAAAATCCGGGACAGTCTCAGCACCTTTGGCTTGGAGAGGGTACAAGACAACTATTGGGGATAGAGACAATGAAACTACAAGGCAAGTTGCCGGTACAGACATACCGAAAATTGTGACGAACAGCTATTCGGGATATTTTGGCAGCACAGGAAGTCACAATCAAATTAGCAGGATTGCTTTTGAAACAAACACTAGCAATAGACCGGCACTTTACTACCGCACAAGCGACAGTCGCATATTTCATTGTCAGTTCTTGTCCACTGCTGGCAGCGTCCCTGTAACCATAGGCTATGGTTACAGGCAGATTCTTGCGTTCTGTGAAATAGAGTGGACACACAGTTCAGTTTCAGGAACAGCCGTTGGTTCTGGTACGCACTGCCAAATTCACGGCAATACCATAAAAGTGGCTAGTCCTTCGGCTAATTGCATTTCGGTCAATGGCATTTATTCGTCTGTTTATGGGAACTTGTGTATCAATGGAGCGACAGGGTGCGTCATTGGAAGTTCCTCACAAAACAGGTTTGTCTGCAATAACACGTTTGTTGGTCAAACAACAGGCATCACCATGACAGGCGGCAATGCGATGATAATTAACAATTTGTTTTCTAATTGCACAACAGGCGTTGACGCTACTACTGCCTGCGAAGGGTTACTGTTTAGCAATGCTTTCCATAACGTATCAACTGAATACGGAGCAAACGTAAACCCCTCAACAGGTGTCTTTAATTCAATTACAGAAACAAGTGATCCCTTTGTGGATTCAGCAAACAATGACTACACACTCAAGAGCGATGCACTGTCAGTAGGCTCGGCAGCACCTATGGAAACACGAACCTTCTTTACTCAGAACAATGCGGACATTGGTGCTATATCTTCGGAAAAGGTTTCTGCATCTAGCGGAAGCAGCAG